GTTTTAAAATCATTCTGTAGTCTAATATCTGTAATTTCATTTGTTTCATTTGTTTCATTTGTATTCATAGAGTCTTATATTCTTATTCGCTATAAAATAAAATATCGAACAAATCGAACAAATCGAACAAATCGAACCTACCTAAATAAAAAAAAATATGTAAAATAAAATAACTAATAATAATAAGATGTTTGAATTAGAAAACATAAACTATTTAGAAATTATCTTATTTGTTTTACTTTGTTCATTGTTTTTTTTATTTATCTTAAAGAAAGAAAAAGAAGGCTTTGTAGAAGATAAACAAGACATTGTAATTCACACAGAAAATGATATTTTTGATGACTTTTATTCAAAAGTATACGATAAATTACTAGTAAACAATGATAAACTAGACTTTGAAATAAACCATATCTTCAATCCAAACGAGACAAGCAAACCAACCATGAAAAACTACAACGTCTTGGACATTGGATGTGGCTCCGGACAGCTTATCAATCAACTTACAAACTTAACAATTACATGTGTTGGATTAGACAATTCAACCTCGATGGTTGCCAACGCTAAAAAAAAATTTAAGAAGTCAAACTTTAAAGTAGGAGATGCCATTAATAGCCTTGAATTTGAGGAACAAACTTTCTCTCATGTCTTGTGTTTAGATTATACTATTTATTACTTTAAAGAGAAACGCCAATTTTTAGAAAATTGTTTTTACTGGTTAAAACCAAATGGTCTATTATATTTACATGTTGTAAATATAAAAAAATTTACTAGTGATCCAACGACGAAACATTATAAATCAAAATCTTCAAACAATCCAGTCGAATTTAATTATCACTCTACCTTTCACAGAGATGAAAGTATAAATTTTCATTCCTCCACCTTGGAGGAGCCAAATGTTATATTTAAAGAACTATTTAAATTTACAGATTCTAAGAAAGTGCGAATTAATCAACATAAACTTTATATGTGTTCCCAAAATTCGATTATCAATATGGCAATACAAGCTGGATTCATGTTAATTACCTATGTAGAAATAAATGTTGATACATATGAATATCATTACTTATATTCACTTCAAAAACCTCGATGAACCCTGAACTGCGTAATTTAGGAATTCTTAGATAGCTAATTGTCCTAATTGTCCTAATTGTCCTAATTGTCCTAAATTTTTATAATATGGTAAATTATTTTTAATACACCATTGGACACATTTTTGTATATTATTTTTTTTTATAATTTCTAGTTTATCCGATTTATTGTTATCTAATAAATGTAATGTGTAGAGTATATTTTCTAATTGTTGTTGTCCTAAGATAGCATTAATGTCTTCTAATTTATTTATATAGATGTATGGAATGGGAATGCTTAATACTCTAACAATTGTACTGGTTGTTTGGGTATGAAAAAAACTTGTTAGTTTATGAATCAGTTCAGAAGTCTCATCCAGTTTAAATGATTTACATACAACATATTTTTCAGAATTTGCATTTCTACTTGTATTTGGTTTTATAATATAACACTTTTCATAAATGGAAGATAAAATATATAATATATCAATGGTTGCTTGTGTAAATATATCAAAGATTTTTAAAATAAAGGTACCGCCTTTTTTTTGAAGGGCAATCGCATAGATTACTTGTGCCAATATTAAATTTATGGATAAGATTTCTTGTTTATTAAAATTACTAGAATAGTCAAATCCACCATCGGCAGTAATAAAATCCATACTATTTTTATAATTTGTTAAACAAAACTTAAAATTTTCAATATTTAAAATATTGCCGGTGTTATCCGCTCCTTTGATTATATTCACATTTTTATTAAGATCCAAGAAGTCTCTACTTTTTTTCCAACCAGGTATATTTTCGTTTTTATCATCAATTAAGGTAATTCCATAATACCTGTCCTGTTCTGTTGGTTGATTTGTTTTTCGATAATAAATCAACGCTTCAATAAAACCACCAGGGCCTTCTGCTAAGTGAAAACTTTTTATTGGTTTGTCAGGAAACGAAAGCGATAATGAATTTATGATTTCAATTAATTTATAATAAGAACGCGACAATGGCTTTAATTTACAAACGGCATTTTTGTGGTGCGGAATATTCGTGTGAATATATTCATAGGTATTTGTAAATTTTTTATAGATATCCCATTCGTCATTATAATTATCAATCTGACCTTTCATCGCATTTAAATAGGTAGCCAACGATTTACTTATAACTATATTTGATGCGTCTAACTCTGGATCTGGATCTGGATCTGGATCTGGATCTGGCGTTGCGCGTGATACTATATCGATGTGTTCCACGCATAATTTATTTAATATATTAGGCAATATAAAATAACTCATACTAAGTATACTATATAATACAATCTTTATTATTATATATTTAGATTGTTTTGAATATTCACTATTAAATTAAATAATATAGTATTAATATAATACTATGGTAACTTTTAAAAAAAAACATTCAAAAAAACATTCAAAAAAACATTTAAAACCGCATTCAAAAAAACATTCAAAAAAACATTCAAAACCGCATTCAAAACCATATTCAAAACCGCATTCAAAACCATATTCAAAACCGCATTCAAAACCACATTTTAAAACGCAGTTAACAAACTATCAAACGATAAGAGGTGGAGTGAAAGAGGTGCCACCACAAATTCCACAAAAACCACAAGAAGTAGGACAAAATCAACAAGAACTAGAAAAAAGTTTGAAAGACGTAAAAGAGAATGGTATTGCACTTGCAAAAAGTAGTATTACCCTTGCAAAAAGTGGTATTACCCTTGCTAGTCAAATTATCCGTATTATTAGAGAAAATACAATCCTTATTCAGTATCTTATAAAAGGAGATAATGAATCAAGGGACGCTTTTAAAACAGAAATTATACGACTTTTATCAAACGGGAATCCAGAATTTATAAACATATTACAAAAAAACAAAGATTTTGAAAAGGATATAGATACATTATTTATAAAAATAAACGAAAAATTAAAAAGTAGCCTATATAGTTTATTAACAATGATGATTTCCATAGTACCAGCCGCCGGCCCTGCAGTAACATTGATAATGAATATTATAAAATTTACAATTGAAAGCAGGAATTTATTTCAAAAAACACAAACTATATTAGAACTTAGAAATAGTATTGTTAAAAAATAATACTGCTAAAAATTAATTCGTTTGACTTATTTGAGTTTTAGATTGTTTTGTTAATAATTTTATTGGTTTTTTAGAAGTTGTTGCGGTAATTGGTGATGGCAGAGGAATTGATTCTGGCAGCATTGGACCTTTGCTACTAATACCTTGCATCTGTTGCATTTCATTTGCGGATTGACTTGAGGCTGCGGCTGATCTTGCGGATTCTGCTGCGGCCGATTTTGCGGATTGACTTGAGGCTGCGGCCGATCTTGCGGATTCTGCTGCAATCGATCTTGCAGATTGATTTGAGGCTGCAGCCGATTTTGCGATTTCTGCCGTGGCTAATCTTGCGGATTCTGCAGCCGCCGATCTTGCGGATTCTGCTGCAACCGATCTTGCGGATTCTGCTGCCGCCGATCTTGCGGATTCTGCTGCCGCCGATCTTGCGGATTGACTTGAGGAAGCTACGGATTCTCTTACTGATGGAATTGCTTCTAATGGTGGAACCGATGGAAGGGCTGACTTTATTGCTGACTTTGCGGTTGCTGACTTTGCGGTTGCTGACTTTGCGGTTGCTGATGCGGTCGCAGACTTTGCGGTTGCTGTCGCTGACTTTGCGGTTGCTGTCGCTGACTTTGCGGTTGCTGTCGCTGACTTTGCGGTTGCTGACGCTGTCGCTGATGCTGACGCTGTCGCTGATGCTGACGCGGTATCTGTTGATGCATTGGCCAATTGTAATGCTACCTTTTGTGTAAGTTGTGGTGATAACAAGAAACTTTGCTCATCCATAGAAACTGGTTGGAAAGTTGTATCATTGTCCGCTTGTAGATCATTAAATTGGGCATTTTCTTGTGCTTGTGGTTGTGCTTGTGTTTGAGTAAGTTCTTTTTCATATTGGACTGAATTGTATACTCCAGAGTTAATATCTTTTAGTTCTACATTTCTAACTTTTTTATAAATGAAATAATTGTTTAAAAAGGAGATTTCTTTTTCTGAACGTAACATCTTGTCGGCATCGCCAAAATTATTTCCTCGTTTTAAATTAGTCGTTTTAGTCATCTCTTCATACAATACTTCAAAAGAGTCTACGCTTTTATTAAAATTAATTTTTTTTAATTCTTCAGGGGTTAATGGAATAAATCCATACGTTTCTAAAATCGCAGTAAAATAATCAAAATTTACTAAATATTCACGAATGTTCTTATTAATCGACGATTGATAAATATCAATCCCATATCCAAGACAACTAATATCATCTTTAAATACGCTTTCATCATATTGTTTTGTTATTTCTAATAGCTTATAATTCTTTTCTTCATTAAAATAAGTATATACTTCTTTTTCCTTTAAACCATTTAAAAGTTTAAAAATTTTTTTACCATCAAAACAAGTTCCAATAAAATATCCATTTAATTTTGTACATTCTGCAATATTTGTTAAGAAATTGTTTAGAGTATCAATGGTTTCAAACATATAATGAACCGCAAATTGAATGGAACTAATAGTAAACCCTTCATTTGCAATTCCAAAGGATTTAAGAAGACCCTTTGGTAGCCCTTCGCTTTTGCCGATTCCAAAAATGGCGTTTGCTACTTTTTTATCAAGGTCTGTAACAAATGCGGATGTATCTTTAATGTTTTTACTGCTATTACCATGAGCAAATAAAGCATCGGGTACCCCTACAAATTTTTGTTTATAGGTTAAATAACGACTGCAAACTCCACTCATTGGATTTAAAATATTATCCTTTGAATAATCAATTCCAAAAACAAAAGACAATTTGGCAGAATTCCATTTAGAAAGGTCACCACCTCTGCCTACGGCATAATCAATTAAGGTGTCGCCCGTTTTAGAAACAGATGTAATTAAGCGGTTTTTAACGACTAAATTATGAAAATCGCGCAATCCTTTTGCTTTTTTTTCACCTTTTTCACCTTGTTCTTCATTATAATATATATCGTCTTGAGAATTGTCTTGAATATTATTTCCTGTAGTTATCATTTCAATCGAAATGGGGTTATGTATGCTAAACCAATTACTTTGAGCCGTATGATATGCGTTTCCATAAGTTTTATAACCAGATCTAAATTCAGAGCTTTTATCATATCGAATTCGAAGCGGTATCCAATTCCATCCTTTTGGTTTTGTCATGTCATATCTACATTCAACAATCGTATTGTCTTCAATTACTTCATTTTCTTCTGTAAACATTTGCTTTTCATTCATAGCATCTAATTTTAATTCAATATTTGTTACTCCAGCATCTGGGTCATAAGGGTTTGACGGAATAAATTGTACTGGTTTAAATGAGTCATAATTATCAGAACTAGATAAGACGGGTATCGTATCATCAATTATATATTGATATGGATTTGCGTAACCATGTTTTTTAAGATCATAACCAACTCGTAAAATAAGAGTTTTATATTGAATTATTTGGTCTACTTTTTGAACATCCATGCCTTTGTCGTATTTATTGCCTATGAAATCCGTTTTTGTGGATGTTTTTTTTGTTGTAACTAAAAAGTCAATTGTATTAAATTCGGGAGGTTTCCATTTAAACGACAAATCCCATGAGTGTTTATAGGATTTAATTCTTGTATCTGTTTTTGTTAACCCGACGCCATAATTCACTGGCGTAAAAATCAACCCATCTGTGTTATATTCATAGTTATTTGCTTCAATATTTTTTTGTATCGTATCGCAGGCTTTAAAAAGTGACATGTCTGGGGTGATATCATAAAAGGTTTTGGCTTCAATTCTAAGAGGCGAAGGTTGCAAAAGTGGAGGCAAAGACTGAATACGTATCGCATTCATATTTTTAATTGTACTTTCTAAAAGCGTCCATCGATAGGTAACTTCTTTTGTTTTAGATTTTTTGCCCTTGAATTCAAAT